CAACGTCCCGGCCTTGATCCCGAATAGCTCTAGCACAAGAATACACCGGGGTGTTGACTCCCCGGTAATCTAACCTACCCAGTGGAGGACTGGCTCAAACTTTTGTGGATCGAAACTTTGACCGATGTCGGTACGTCGGGGTGTTTCATTATCCATTCGAGCAGGGTATGACAGACCTCGAGCCGCCTCATGAAAACACGTCCGATGAACAACAGCCGATCCTGTTCCACTTTGTCTATTTTGTATTCCTTACAGACCTTGTTGAGTAAGGCTTTCGCTCCGGCCCTTTGAGCCTGGCTTTCATTCATTCCTAAGCCCTCCAATTTCATTTAAGCTCGCTCCTCGAGCGTCACATAAGGCCCTATCGTTGCCGATCCTTTAAAGGGTGCAATCGCGCTCGACAGGATGGGTTGTCCCGCGAGCCGGGTGACCCATCGGAAGATCGACTCATCATAGAGGAATCGCAAATGCAACGATTCTGCGAATTGTGTCCCTTGTTTTGTCGCCATGATATACATGTCCGGATCGAACATTAGGATATCACCGGCATCGCCGAGGGTCGGGCTGGCCTCACTGTAAATCACCGGCATTCCCAGTAACGTATCTTGAGGTCTTCCGACTCCATTATTCGCCGGCAACCAAACCGGAACGCCGCCGGTGCCTGCTGTCTGTACCATGCTGAAAAGCTGAGGCAGAACGTCTCTATTGCAAACAACAACGCCGCGCCCACCGGAGGGCTTGAATCGTGCATACATTTCCTTGATGTTTTCCCAAATAATCGTATCCGCCGGCTGGCCGGTTGTTTTGCTGACGCTGATTAATCCTCCGCCCTGGAGGACGCCCAGGGGCTTACCCGAACCGTCGCCATTCAGGATAACATTCTCGATTTGAAATTGCACTTCCCGCCTAACGGCATCCATCAAGAACGACCTCAAGGCGGTTGCGTCTTGCATGAGCTCATCGCTTGCATAAATCAAAACCACCAACTTGTCCAGGTTTAGTTCCATTAACCTGAAAGCGGGCTTTGAGGCTGTCTTCAATTCCCCTTCTCCAACCCAGTACGACCTAACACCTCCCTGGCGAGAGCCATCGGCCCGGCTCGTTTCGTTTAAAGCGGGGATTTTTATTCCGTTTGAGCCGCTGGAAATCTCTATCTTTCTGACCAATCCCGGCAAGCTGAAGCCATCGAAAAGACTGCCGACGACCTCTGTTTCGAAATCTTTGTTGACCAAAAATCCACCCAACGAAGGGGTGCTTCCTTCCAAACCGCTGCTTCTTGATTCGTATAATCTCTCGTCGGGTCTTGCTCCGTGAGATCCGGCTCGAACTACTGCCTGAATGAACTCGGTCAGGTTCCAGCCGTCGCCGCTTCCAGTACCCGGATCTCCCAAACCCGCCGGACTGTTGATAGGCGACTGCAGATATTCTTTCAAATCCAGCAGCTCCTCGGCCCGCTGCTGCTCGCCCGCGGTCAGGCTTCCATCTTCCATTCCACCCTCAAGACTCCTGAGCTCACCCTCGGTGTCCTGGATTACCCGTCCCATCTGATGGGCATCGTAACCCTTGTATCGTTCTCTGAAATATTTCGTTCTTTGCTCTGTTAGCATCGTTTTACCTCTTTGTGTTTTAGCGTCGAGTGACTCGCGTCGGCTCTCGCTTTATTGGTAACCGGCTCCGATGTTGGAGTGGTTGGTATTCAAACCCTTCATCCGCAGAAAAAGGGGATTTGATTTTCGTATTCTCGCCAAGCGATCTATCAATCTGGTATTTCGTGCCTGGTTCTTGATCACAGACCGGACTGATACCGTTGTCTGCTTGTAGGCCGGGAATGTCACTGGAGAAACATCAAACAGCCGAACCTCCAGCAATTCCCTGACCTGTTTCTTGTCTTTCATAATCCAGCGCTGTTTGACCGGGATAAAACCGAAAGACATTTGATCGATGTCGCCCCTCTTCATACTCTCGACTAGGTCCCTGGCCACCTGGGTGTCGGGAGGGTCGATCTCAACCGAAAGGCCCTCGTCGGTTTCCTCGAGGCGGAGGGTGTCGGCTTTCGTTCTGCCCAGGACCAGATCCGGATTATAATTCAACAACGCCCGGATATCGCCATCCTGGATCGTCTTCTTAAAGGCCCCGGGCAGGATCTTTTCTTTGAATCCGCCCAGGTCCTCGCTCAAAGAATTGAAGACGGCGGCCAGGCCGTGTATCGTAGGCAGGCCCTCATCCTTGAGGCGGAGCTCGAGATTTTGAACAGTAAAGGACCGGGTAGTATATTTGTTGGATTGTTTCGGCTGTCTTGGCATACGTCGCACCCCTCAAAAGGAATCCGACGAAGGCGCTAGCCAGCCATTGCAGGCAGGAAGCGAACTGACCACATTAAGCAGTCCGCCAACGTCTACGGTCCGCCCGTGTTACCGAGCGGCCGATTTCTTATCTTTGAATCTATCAGTTATTCGAGGGAGGGTCAACTCGCTTGCTTTTCTCGAGCAGGTCCTCCATGTAGCCTTTGAGCCAGATGAAAAATTCCCTCTCGTTGTCGCTCATCTTCCAGGCCAGCTTGAGCAGCTCCCTAGCCGGTATATTTTTCCGTATATCGAATTTCATCTCTGCTAAAGGCCCCCTCCTTCAATCTTCTCAGCGAAGGGGTATCCACACACCACCGATTTTCCCCTTGAGCCTGTTAGGTGCTTAGATGACCTTCAGCCCCCCTGTCTCGTAGATCGACTTGACCGGCTTCTTCTCATCTAACACCGCCCTGCCCAGGGCCATGATGCTTGCGACAACTCCATCGATTCGCTTTCCCGATCGGTTGCGATGGGGTTTCATCGGACAGATATTGCCCTGGCGATCGCTCTTGACTTCGGTGCAACCGATCATCCAATTCATAATAGCATTATTGCCGTGGGCAAGGCGTTGACTTAACAGCAGCCTTTCAAAAGTCTCTGTTCCCGTAGCCATGCCGCTATAGCTTTGGCTGATCTCTATGGCGGTTACAATATTCTCTTTTTCCATGTGAGCTACAATTTCTTGTGAGTGGTAAGGATCTACCGCAAGCTCTCGCATCCTATACAGTTTAGCATCCTGCCGGATTTGAGCTTCAACGTAATCATAATCGACAGTATTTCCGTCGGTGAGGTAGATCAATCCTTGCTCTGTCCAATAGCGATAGGGCACCCGGTCTTTGCGTTCTTTCTCGACAATTCCGTCTTTGGGCAAAAAGAAGCGGTACAAGAATTGATATTTCCCATCCTCTTTTTCCGGCGGGAAGCACAATACCAGCGCTGTTATATCCTGGGTGGCGGAGAGATCCAGACCCGCATAACACGGCTTGCCCGCCAGGGCTGCGGCGCCAACCAGGAATGCACACGCTTGCCACGCCTCCGGCTGAATCCACCGCGACTCAATCTGCTGCCATACATTCAAGTTTTTAGTCATAATTTTACCTCTCTTCGGCGGGCTTAGTAGTGCCTCTTGAATCCTGCCGCTTATATATTCAGACGTTAACGATACACCCAAATTCGGGTTAGCTTTAATCCAGACATTTGGATCTGTCCAGTCATCATCTTTATCTAAGCTGTAAATAATACAAAAAAAATTCTCCGGTACTGGATTCAGAGATCCCTCAAGGATTTGCACGGCCTGCGCATGCTCCTCGGTGTAACAGACACTGTTGAGATCGAAACCCGCCGTACTGATGATCAGCAACAACGGTTGAGCCCGACTTCCCATTCCTGACAGCATAACCTCAAGAGCGGAGTTGTCGGCCATGGCATGATATTCATCGATGATGCTACAGCTCGGCGATAAGCCATCCTCGCTGAATCCGCTATCCTTTCCGAGAGGTTTCATTTGCGCGCCCGGCACCCCGGGGATAACGACAGTAGATGTTTGCCGATATATCTTGGCTCTTGCCCGTAGATGTGGATTGCCCTGGATCTGTCTTTCCGCCTCCCCCCAGGCGATTTTACTTTGATCTCGCTTAACTGCTGAGAAATAAACTTCCGGCGCTGTCTCTTTTGGCTCATCAACAAAAAAACAATAGTTGGCAATAACTGCGGCCTTGACCGTTTTGCCGTTCTTCATGGCGCAGTTAATGTATGCTTTAGTGAATCGCCTACACCCATCGGCCTTGCGCCAACCGAAGATAGATGAGAATATGAATTGTTGCCATGGCTCTAGCTTAAGATGGATATCACCCTTGCTTTTATCGGCCCAGATGCCTTTTGTGTGAGTCAATCCCTCGGCAAAGGTTATTGCCCTCTTTGCGCAGGCTGGATCGAAGTGATACGGGAATCCTGGCTCCCCTTGTCTTTCTAAATCTTTGACGTGCCTTTCGACGGCTCCCCTGGCAAGTTTGCCGACAATCTGCTTTCCTGACAGCACATCGCGAATATATTTAGTTGTCGGTTTCATTTAGCATCTTTTCAATCGGATCTATTTCCAGCCCTGGATCGCTATCGGGCAAGAGACTTAGCTTTCCGGCAGCAACCGGTGTCAATCCGAATTCAATCAAAAGTAGCCTAAAATCCTGAAAGACAGATTTCATGATCCGATACGCCGATAGCTGATGGCTGCTCTTATCTTCCAAATATTCAAGCAACGTCCTACGCACCCTCTTGCCGTCAACCATGTGTGTATATATCGCCTCTTGCGATTCTCGATATAGGCCATATGCTTCACAGAGCGCTTCTAGGAGGGGCAGGTGCGGCGCTGCTAAAAGTTTATTATCGACCAGGTACCCAGATAGCGATCTCCATAGCTTTCTTGAATACCGGCTTAGATATCTGGGTGGATTTGGCACATTGGTAATAGCGGCCAACTTAACGCCTTTGTTTGCCCGCGACTTGCGAAATGTGCCGCGTAATATCTTCAGTTGATCGGGAATCGGTCGTTTTGCCATGATATTAATATACTAACCCCAAAAAAAGTCTGAATAGGTCGAGCGAGAGGGAACCTGCACACACGATGGGAGATCTTCAGACTGTAGGTATTGCACCCCCTTTATCCCCCTTGTGCCCTGGTATACAAAAATATTATCGTTCTCATTCTATGATGTACTCAGCTATCACGGCCTTACTGAAATCCGCGCCGTTGTTCTCGGTGGCCACCATGACGCCGGCGACATAGATTCTCGCCGTTGCCATTCCCTCGCTGGTAACGCTGAGGTAACACCTGAATCCAGCGTATGAATCGGGCAGTGTCTTGCTCCAGGTGTAGCCGTGTACGTCGAGCTCAGCGAGTAAACCATAACCGTTACGGTACTCAATATGCGCTCCGCTATAGCTGCCGCTCGAAGCTTCATACCTCACTGGCCCGGTATCCTGTACCGTTTGAACACACCCCATCAGAGTAAGCACTATGGCCACCCTTAAAGCTATTCCCATCTAAACACCGGCTCCCCATTCAACAGGACCGCTGCCTTGCGATCCTCGTATTGATGCAAGATTGTATGATCACTCCTACAGATCCAGAGCACAATCAAGGGCTCGGCATAGTTTTCGTGATGCGCAATCAACGACCCACTGGTCCCGCAAATCACGCAGCAGGAGCCTTTAAGATCCGGATCTTTAGCCAACGCCGCATTGAAAAGATTCCAAGCTTTCAACTTATCAGATGCATTTATCATCTTCCCCATCCAAACCGTCGCCCCTGGCGGTATCGGAAAGCTCTGTCCTGCGGTTTCTCTTCGGGTTTCACCGGATACACCAGCGCCGCCTTATCAGCAATCCGCCATATCTCTTCCCACGACCTGGCCTCCATCTCTTCAACGAAACGCTTGTGTAGCAGGTCCTTTTCGGTTTTTACATCAATCATCGTTTAAACTGCCTGCCTATTCTCTTCAGCCGTTTTTAAGACGGAATCCCAGAGCTCGTCGGCCTCTTCTCTTTCCGCCTCAATAACAGATTGCTCCTCACGCTCCTTTTTTAGGTCTTCTTTTACTCTGTCTCCAAATTGCAACCACTCAGGGCGGCCATTCTCATCCTGATTGGGCGGTAAAACGGCACCGTCAGGAAATGCCGTTTTTTCCGCCTCTTCTAATGAATCTTTTATAGATTCATTGCTAGTCTCTGGAGACCATGGCTCTGATACCGAAAGACTATGGCTTTTCTCTGAGCCATAATCTTCCGGGACTATGGCTTTGTTGTCTTCGGTGGCTTCATCGGCCTTTTTGTGACGTGAGTTGCGTATCTTGTAATAAAACGCAGAAAGCTTGAAATATGCGAGTGTTTTATTGCCGTCAACTGTCTTGTGTTTCCGATCTAAGATACCAAGCTCCCGCAGCTTCCGCAGCCGCTTATAGATCGCCTGTTCACCCAGGGTCAGTATAGGCAACTGTTCTATAAGCCATTTCCTGGTGATTAGGAAATGCCCTTTCCACATATGCTCGGCTATTTCCGGATTGTTCTGATCGAGATCGGCTATAAAGGCGAGGATTAAGCAATCGGTCGGATCTATCTTTCCTTTCCAGAATTCCAAAACCAGCTGATCGATGTATAAAGAATATTCCATGTTCCCCTCCCGGTAGAATCTTTTTATATCTGGAAGGGTTGTCTCAGGCGGGATTTTACTTTAATATTATCCCGAGGAGAGAACCCTAGTCCGTTGCTCTCTTTCGTTTTTAAAGGCTCCTGGCTCCCACCAGGGGTCTTTATTTCTCTAATCGTCGTCGTGGATCGGCGGCATTTTTCCGAGCAGCGCGCCCAGCTCCCCATACAAGGCTATTTGGGTTGATCGCCTGATCCGCCTGGCTTCACCTATGGCAACGTTACATAACTGGCTGATCTGGAATCGCAAGGCATTCGATACGGATTCCTTTTCAACTAGCTCAGCAACCTTCATAACCAGACCCAAGTGGTAATCCATGCTCACTGTCGCGGCTCGAACCATACCCGGCTCCATCAGTCTTTGTCCTCTTTCGGCGGCCCAATAACGACAGTCTCGGCACATGCCGCCTGCATGAATTTGATAATTTCTGCCTTCATGGTTGTTCCCTCTTGAACGCACCGAACCTTAAAAGCGTGGTGTAGTTCTTCGGGAAGACCCTTCAGGAGCAGCATTTTTCCTGTCTTTTTCTCAGCCATGTAATAGAGCATATACCGATTATACAGAAAGACACAACAGGTCCACACATAAAAAAAGAGCCGAAATCTTGCAGAAATCGGCCCTTTTGCCCTCTTTGGCTTACGGGTGTGTAGTAGTTTTGCGTTTTAACAATTTGAGAGTTATCTCAAAACGCCCCCTGCGTTCGTTACATATTCAGTGGTGTGTTGCATTTTGCCGGTTTTTAGGTTTGTATTTGCGCCTTAGCTGGCATCAAGCTCAAACTCGTATTTGTCGAGGATGTTTTGTCGATATAACAATCTTCTTCGCTTTTTGCCCTTCGTTTCTCTTATTCTTTTTTTGGGGGGTTCGAAGAGAATGTCCTCGTCGTCATAAAGCTCGCGCACTTCTACATGAGCGTAATTCTCGTAGGGCCCATCCAAGGGATCATGAACCGGTGTAGCTATTGATTGATAGCGAGCCACCCCAACGGTGAACGAATAGCATCCATCTGAAGGATCGCCATTCTCTCTGTATCGAATATGCCAGGGTTTTGAAAACCGGTCCCAATTACAGGAAAAATCAGGAAATCGAATCCTCTCAAGTTTAATATCATCGTGATCATCTAAGTCGTCTTGGGAGAAAGCGTGATAGAGCTTCTCCTCGCTTCTAAACTCAGACGTCGGAAGTTTCGATCTTCCTCTAATCTTTAGGCATCGGAGGGTTTTTCTTTTTCTGAAATATAAGGACAATCTTCGAAAGATGTTCATCCGATTCTATATCCGCTGCGGTAATAGGGGTTTTCCCGTTGGTTACAATTGCAGCCCTATCAAGATCGTTATAGACTTCGATCGACAGCGTGTTCCCGGTCCTATGGTCATCGTAGCTCATGAAAACACCACCCTCTACGGTAGCGCTGACCCTCGTGGGGATGAGTGAAAACTGTTTGTAAAGGGTTGAAACCAGTTTGGAGCCGTCTCGCTTGGATCGAGTTGTTGGTGAGGGAACCCCCTCTTTGGCCCACCTCGGAGGCAGGACTAATGACAAAACTCGCGAACGCAGATCATCATCAGACGGGTCAACCGAGGTTGTGCCTTTAAGTGTATCGTCCCCATTCCCGTCATACAAAAAATCTATTCCTTTATCTGTCTCTACGTTCTCTTCAATATCATGCTCTGTGGACCCAGCACGGACGAGAACCCTTTCCCACAGAGAAGGAGAAAACGGACCGTAGAGATCATCAAAGGGTATATTGGCGGTGCTCACTTTTACTCCTCCACAAGTTTTTTATACAGATCCTTTGCTGTTAATACATTTGATGTAAACTGCGATATCGCTTTAGTAGTAGCTCCGAAATTGTTCTGTACCGAGTAATTAAAATTGAAGTCGATGTAGCTTTGCTGACGATCCAATTCAAAGACCAAGTTGAGTACGTAATCTGACATGTCTATTGCATGACGTTCTCGGTGAGAGGTGAGAGTGGCGGTCGGAAGCACGGGTTGATAGATAGTCTCGAGCTCATCGAGTTTGTCCTTCGGCACGTATTTCATGGATTCTTCTTCTGTGAGATTGTATGCAACATTGTGACCAACGGCAACAAAGGGTGTATGGGGTAGCTTCTCAACAATTCCAGTAGCGAGTTGTGCCACCCTATCATAGTGATTCTCGTCCTCGACAATGGTAACGAGAGCGAGTCTGTTCGCCATCGGCTGAATGCGCACCCCCTCAAGAGTGAATCTTATGAAACCAGTATCAAATGAAAATTCAACAGGAATCGCATCTTTAGCTTTAGAATGGATTATTTCAGGAAATTCCTTTATAAACCAATCCGGCCTAAGAATTAACACATTCCATCTGCCGATTATTACGAGATTTGTATGTCCTCGTATTCTCATTCGAATAAAATATAGCACCAATTCTCAACCAGTTCAACAGACGTACTTAGTCCTGACAGGAGTGAAGGCCCCCTATTTAAGGCCCCGCTCTTCCATGAATTCGATAACGATACTGCGTATTCCCTGAGACATCGGGATAGAGCGTTTCTCGAAATATTCTCTCAGCTTCCGCTTATCCTCTGCAGAAAGGCGCACCGAGAAGGTTTCCAGTTCTGTCTTTTTAAACTCGTCAAATCGTGTTCTCTGCGTGTTTTCTATGTGTTCTGTTTGTGTTCCCTGAGTGTTCTCTCTTCCGTGTTCGCTCTGTGTTCGCCCACCGGACAAAAAAACACCCATAGGGTCGGGTTGCTTACGTCTTTTCGCCATTTCTCAGTATCCTCCCTGCCAGCTTTGCGTAGTCTATCGCGCCTTGATCCCGAGGTGAGAATTCAAAGATCGTTTGCCCAAACGCCGGGGCCTCACTCAATCGCGCGCTATATCGAATAGGATTACAGACGCGATCTCCGAAATGCTTCTGTATATGCTCTAGGATTTCTTGGCTTTTTTTGACTCGGCCATCCAGGAATGTGGGAAGCACATAATCAACCTCGATCTTTCTATGCTCTCGGATAGGCTCGAGGCTGCTTAGAAAGTTTAGAAATCCGTCTACGCTTAAGTTCTCGAGGCTGATCGGACAGAGGATCTCTGTCGCATAGAAAAGGATATTTACCGATAGGCTATCCCACCCAGGCGAGGTGTCGAGAATGGCAAAATCATATTTGTCATCGAAGGGCCGCAGGGCCCTTGATAGGATTTCCTGTGGAGCGATATCCTCCCTGGCTATTAGTCTTTTTGCTTGTGCCAGCGCAGGAGATCCACCCAGGAGCCAGAGATTATCCCTTGCTTTGAAGGGAGCCACCTCCTCGCCCAGGAGGATCTCGGCCAGGCCGCTCTCTGGCTTTACGCCCAACATTTTAGCACACTGGCTTTGGGTGTCGGTATCTATCAGGAGTGTTTGGTGTCCTAGGGAAGCAAGACAGGCAGAAAGATTGACAGCCGTTGTGGTCTTGGCAACTCCGCCCTTTGACAGGCTGACCGATACCCTTCTCATGCTATGACTATACCAGACGC